TAATTTATCTAGGCATGAAGCGGTTTGTGCTGAACGTTGGTTAGAAATATTACATCGAGTAAAACGATTAGAAACTTTTGTTATAGGAGCTAATGTAACCATACTGCTCGGTATGGGAGGAATTTTAACTAATTTAATATTTTAGGAGAAGCGATGCCTTTTCAAAAACTATTATTTAGACCAGGAATTAATAAAGAAGCTACCGCTTATGCTAATGAAGGTGGCTGGTTTGATAGTAATTTAGTTCGTTTTAGAAAAGGTTTACCTGAAAAAATAGGTGGTTGGATAAAAGCTACTGCGGACACCTATAAAGGCACAGGTAGAGGATTACACGCTTGGGTAGCTTTAGATGGAACTAAATATATAGGGCTAGGTACAACAGTAAAATATTATATATTAGATGGTACAACTTTTGCAGATATTACTCCAATTAGAAAAACCAGTACTGATTCAATAACTTTTGCAGCAACTAATGGTTCTTCTACTTTAACCGTTACTGATTCTAGCCATGGTGCTGTTATAGGAGATTTTGTAACGCTTTCTGGAGCAGCTACTTTAGGCGGTAATATAACTGCGGCAGTGCTTAATCAAGAATATGAAATACTAACTATACCTACAGCCAATACCTACACTATTACTGCTAAAGATACAACAGGAGCTATTGTTACAGCTAATAGTAGTGACTCTGGTAATGGCGGTTCTGGAGTAGATGGACTTTATCAAATAAACGTAGGTTTAGATGTTTACGTACCTGCTACAGGTTGGGGAGCAGGAACTTGGGGAGCAGGAACTTGGGGCAGTGCTTCACCATTAGGTAACGTTAGTCAATTACGTCTATGGTCACATGATAATTTTGGCGAAGATTTATTAATAAATGTTAGAGGGGGTGGTGTTTATTATTGGGATGAATCTAATGGTACAAACACTAGAGCAGTAGCTTTAAGTGATTTAGCAGGAGCTAATTTACCACCTACGTTAGCATTACAAACTATGGTTTCTGATATAGATAGACACGTTATTTGTTTTGGAGCAGACCCATTAAATGCTTCAGGTACCGCTAGAACAGGGGAAATAGACCCTCTGTTTATAGCTTTTAGTGATCAAGAAAACGTTGCTGAATGGGAGCCAAAAATAACCAATACCGCAGGTTCATTAAGACTTTCGTCAGGTTCACAAATAGTAGGAGCAACTAGAGCAAGACAAGAAATATTAGTTTGGACAGATACGGCTTTATATTCTATGACATTTATTGGACAACCGTTTACTTTTGGTGTAAATTTAGTAAATGAAGGCGTAGGTTTAGTAGGTCCTAATGCTATGATAAATTCTCCTAAAGGGGTTTTTTGGATGGATAAAAAAGGTTTTTATACTTACTCAGGAGCAGTACAAAAATTACCTTGTTTAGTAGAAGAACACGTATTTAGTAATATAAATCAAACACAAAGTTATCAAATATTTGGTTTTTTAAATAAAGCCTTTAGTGAAGTTGGTTGGTTTTACTGTTCAGCAGATGCTACGGTAATAGATAAATACGTAACGTATAATTACGAAGAAAATGTTTGGATGATAGGCGAGCTTTCTAGAACAGCATGGTTAGACGAAGGAGTCTTTGCTCAACCTAAAGCAACATCTTCTAATTATTTATATGACCAAGAAAGCGGTAATGATGATGATGGCACAGCAATGACTAACGTGTTTATAGAATCTAGTGATTTCGATTTAGGTGAGGGAGAGGAGTTTCAATTTATAAGTAGAATAATACCTGATGTAACTTTTAATGGCACAGGAAGCACAGGAGCAACAGGACAAAAAGTAGATTTAGTTTTAAAAAAGAGAAATTTCCCAGGAGAGAGCTTAACAACGGGAGTAACAGGAGCGTGTACTTCAACGACTACTAAAATAGATACCCGAGTTAGAGGAAGACAAGCTGCGTTAAGAGTACAATCTGATGATACCGATACTACAGTTTTAGGAGTAGGTTTTAGATTAGGAGCTACTCGTATTGAAATACAACCTGACGGCAAAAGATAATGGCTAAAATATTAGAAACTAAATTACCGTTCGCTCAAAATGAATTATCTCCAGAACTATTTAATAGATTAGTTAGAGTTTTAGAACTTAGTTTAAATAAAGTAGATATAGGTTCTACTAATAATTTTACGGAAACACAAAGAAATTCTACAAGTTTTAGAACGGGAGATTTAATTTGGAATTTATCAACAAACCAAATACAACTTTGGACAGGAGAACAATGGGTTGATATTTATACAGGTACAGAAAAAGGTACACAAGGTACAACGGCACTTGGTAAAGTAACAGTTTCTTTAGCAGGAGCTACAACTATACCTATAGGTTGATTATGGATATAGAAAAACTTAGAAAAGAATTAAAACTAGATGAGGGATGTATAAACGAAATTTATTTAGATCATCTAGGATATCACACTTTTGGTATTGGTCATTTAATAACTGATCAAGATAAAGAATGGGGCAAACCTGTGGGAACAAAAATATCAACAAAAAGAATTAACGAGTGTTTTAAAAACGATATAGAAATAGTTTTTAAAGAGTTAGATAGAAGTCTGTCTTGGTGGCGTGAGTTACCAGACGATCTACAATTAGTGTTAGCTAATATGTGTTTTAATTTAGGTATTACACGATTAAAAAAATTTAAAAATTTTTTAGGTGCTTTATCTAAACAAGACTGGGAACTTGCTGCTACGGAGATGATGGATAGTCGTTGGGCTACACAAGTCGGACAAAGAGCAGTAAGATTACAAAAACGTGTACTAAAAGGAGGTTAATTATGCCAATGCACAAAAGTAAAAGAAGTAAGGGCGGTATGATGAGAAAAATGTCTAAAGGCGGTTCTCTCAGAAAAATGTCTAAGGGTGGTTCAGTAAAAAGAAGGTCTAAAAAACGTAAAACTACTAAAAAGAAAAAGAAATAAGCTATGTCTTATTTAATTAGTAATATCCCACATTTTAAATGTTGGGTCAGACGAGAATTTACTAAGAATCATGAAGAATACCAAGATGAGTATATTCATGCACTAGCGATAGCGGTTACTACTATTCCCGACAGATCGTTAAGTTTTCAAGTAGTTTTTACTGGCGAAGAAGCTAATTGTGAAGATAATGACGAAGGTAATATTCACGGTGGTGCTATGTGGGCTAGAATGCCAATACAAGCATTAGTTGCTGACATCCCTAGTGAAGACTTTCCAGAACCTATGGAAGATCATATTGCTCAACCTTGGGATTGTGAATCAAGAGAACACTCAGTAGTTATTATGGATAGAGTTAGTTCTAGTCCTTGGCTTTGTAAAATAGACGGTGAATTTTATACAGGACGTTATATGTTTACCGTAGATTATACCGATAGCGATATTGCTGATGATCCTGCTCAACATAAACAATCCCATGTTTTATATATAACTGAAGATTGTAAATGGAAAGGTAATTTTGTTGCTTTACCTAATAACAGAGTAAGAGCTACTAGCCCTGCTTTATGGGTAACTGGTGATGGAGCACCTGATTTTAAACCCTCTCAGTGGGTTCATTCAGCAGAAGGTCATGAAAGTTATCTAGACCCTGCTATTACATTTAATAATTTATACGAAGATTAAAATGCCACATTACACTAAAGATTTAAATGAGATTGTAAAAGCGTTAAAAAAAGCTAGTAAGTTACACGCAGAACAAGCTAAAAAACTAGAAAAGATTAATAAAGATCAAAAAACTAGATATAGTTCAGCAAAAAAAGTAACTAAAAGAAAACCAATTAAAAAGAAGAAATAAATTATGGCGGCTAAAAAGAAAAAGAAAACTACTAAAAAGAAAAAAGGAGCTACGCCAACTAATCCTGCATTATACGCGAGAGTAAAAGCCGAAGCTAAACGTAAATTTAAAGTTTACCCAAGTGCTTATGCTAACGGTTGGTTAGTAAGAACGTATAAAAAACGTGGTGGTGGTTATAGGTAATGCCTAAGAAAAAACGCGACCCGAAAAAAGGCACAGGTAAAAAAC